GGAAGAGGCTATTCGACGCAGGAGTATGAAATTGACGCCACTTTAGCAGGCGATACGACATACTTCAATGTCGAGTATGAAGGAACCTCGGAGGCTTATCCGGTTCTCGAGGCGAACGTCAAATCTGAAACAGGATTCATTGGCTTCCTGACCGAAGATGGCAAGATTATTCAGATTGGTGATCCGACAGCTCAAAAGGACGTTGGCAACTCTCTGATTAACCATTCTTTTAAAAACAATACGACTACCAATTGGGCTCGTAACACATACACTCCAAAGACGGTAGAAGATAGAATATTCTCTCCAGCTGGAACCTCAAAGTCGTCCGGTACGGGAATGGGAATTAACTCAGCTGGCTCTGGAACTAATAACCATGGGCCAGTTTATTTATACGATCTGGGTGGCGACGCTCAGAACTTCCAGGCAACCATGGAATATGTCTTCAACATGAACACTGGTGTTGTAAACTCTCAGGGAGGCATTGATCTTATTCTTATCGGACGAGATGATGGCTCAAGCACAGAGTATGAAGTCGCTAGATTGTCGATTTACAAGAAAGACAACAAGACTTCAGCGGCCAGAATCGAGTTAATTGTTGACGGAAAAGTCGTTGAGTACAAAGATTTCAAAATGGATGATCCGGCAAGCAACATGTACACCGGACAGGCTATTCATATTTCTAAGTAAAGGAGGTTAGCTATGCCGAATTGTTCAAGTAGTGGCAGTACTTCGTGTTACGGAAGCTGGCAACAGCAGCACGGCGAACCTGCTTTATATTGTGAGTTCGGAGCCTCATTCAGTGAGGGTACAACGAGCGAAGAAAACAACACATCGGTTGTTAACTACTCATATTATGTAAATTACACTAGTGATAGCGCTTTATTTTACGGAACGACGAGAAGTGAAGCGGGAACAACAAGAGTCTATGTTGATGGTAATCTTGTTTCTTCAGTTTACGTACCAATTGAGTATAACTATTCCGATGGCCATAGAGATTTAGTATCTGGTAGAGGATCTTGCACAGTAAAGCATAACGAGGACGGTACTAAGTCCATCAATTGCCGAATTGACTTGGCTGGCGGCACTGATCCAAGAGGAGCTGGCTTTGCTTGGGACTCTGCTTACGGATCGAACGGATCAATGGCTCTTACTACCATCAACCGTGGTGGTAAAGTTGCCGTGAGTCCTAATACTATCACAATCGATGGCGAGAATGAACTTACTATCACCGTAACAGACACAAAGTCTAGAGCTCATACTCTCGACATTAAAGTCGGTAACTATTCCACTAAGGTAACTCTCCCGGCAGGGACTACAACCTACAAATGGAAACCGACAAAAGAACTTATTCCTCAAATCGGTACAGGTAACGGAGGATCGGCAAGTGTAACACTTACAACTCAGATTACCAGCAATGTTAAAAAGACCGATACTGCTACATTTGGAGTATCTGTAAGCAACTCAACAAGTGCTACGATCTCCAAAGAGCAAAACACAATTACATTCTCATTCAATGGTCAGTTCTTTAAGTTCGACAACCTGTTTGAAGGCAGAGTTCCTCGAGTAACAAAGCTGGCAGTTGCAATGTATCAAAATGGAAGTGTTCCACTCATGCCTTTTGTGGAAGTGGACCGCATTACATTTACTAAAGACACATGGAACCAGATGATTAAAGGCGACACAATTAAGGTTGATACTGAAGAGGCAACTATATTTAAGAACAGCTCTGTTGAGCATAGATTAGGAGCTCTTGGTAACGACTACGAACGCTTCGTATTGGTTCCTGGCGTAAACCAGATCCAGTGCCTTAACTCGGACTGGGTCGAAACACCACCAGACTTCAAACTTAAGTACAGAGAGGTATACCTATGATCTTATATTTTGCAGACAGAGGTTTTAATGTATTAGGCTTGGCTGGCGATAAGATTAAGAGAGGGTACAACATTGTCAATGACGAAGAAGAAATCGACGTCGAGAACGGTGTTGCTACCTTCTCTTTTGATATTTTCTACTCTGATGAAACACGGTCAGACATAGAAAAGCTTGTCTACGTTGGAAACTACGTCTTACGTAAGGACGGTAATGAGTTCAAGGCTTATACGATCATTGACACCGATCAGTCTACAGAGAATCGGACGATTAATGTTCGTGCAGAGGACATGGGTCTTGACCTTATCAATGACATTGCTCTGCCATTCAACTACGAAACAGCAGACTATGAAAAGAACGTAGACTATACACAAGGAAGCGCTTCCAATAAAGGCTATATTAATACAAATGGTGCGTATGTTGCCGATAATAATTATCGAGCTACGAATCATGTTAGTCTCGGCTCGTCGATTCCTGAAGCATATTTATTTAGAGCGACAAAGACAGAAGTTGGAACTAAACGATATTCTCTTGCATTCTATAACAGTAGCAAGACGTTTATTCCGGGTTCTGGGAAATACTTTTATTTATCGGATTCAGAACAGATTAGTCGAGTAGAAGTTCCTGCCGGTGCTAAGTATGTTCGAATCTCATTCCATGTTGACTGTACGTCTGTATATTTTGCAGCATCAAGTGTTAAGAGTTACCCAATTACTACTTATGTAGAGAATTGTGTTGGTAACAGTGGATTTGAAATTGGACTTAACGAGATTGGTGATGTTAGATTGCCTCTTGAGTTTGATGATACACAGACATGCAGCGAACGATTAAACGAAGTAGTATCATCTTTCGGTGCTGAGTTAGGATTCTCGTTCGAGTTCAAGAACCTTGTTATTTCAAAGAAGATGGTGAATCTGTATACGCATAGAGGAGCCGATAACAGAGTCGAACTTCGAATGGGAAGAGACGTCAAGAATATTCGAATAAGTCGTTCTGTAGCAGACTTAGCGACCGCTATTATTGCAATCGGTAAGACTGTTGATGGAAATGGCGATGAAGCGCTGTTTACACTTGATGGATATTCTGGAACTGTTGAAAGCGGATACTACATTGAAGGTAATAAGCTCTGCAGTCAGAAAGCATATTCGAAGTGGTCTAGATATTTATCCGCTAGTGGTAAAAGAAGCGGGCATATTGTCAAGAACTTCGAATACGAATGCGGCTCACAGAAGACTTTATACGAGAATGCATTAGCTGATTTGAAGGCAATCGAGGACGCTAGTGTAACGTATGAGGTTGAGTTATTTACTTTACCGTCATATGTGGGTCTTGGTGACACAGTATATGTCGTAGATGACCTTGGCGAGATTTATATTTCAGCAAGAGTCCTCAGCATTAGAAGATCCGAGATCAATGACACAATCAGTGTTGAACTTGGTGAGTTTGTAACTAAGACAAGCGGACTCGTCGATGAGTGGTCTATATTTAAACAGAGATTCGCCGCTTGGTCTGCTGCAAATGCACCTAGATACGTCTGGGTAGCATATGCTAACGATAACCAGGGTACTGGTATCAGTATTGATCCGACTGGAAAGAACTGGATGGGTATCGCTGATAACCAGAAGAGCCAGAACGTCGACCTCTCTGATCCTACGATATTTAACTGGATCCAGCTAACAGCCAAAGATGGTAAGGACGGTGCTGGCGTACTGTCTACAACCGTTACATATGCTGTTAGTAATGGTCCAAATGTCATGCCTGGGGATTCTGATTGGCAGAACACTTTACCATCTGTCGAGAAGGGCAAATGCCTTTGGACAAGAACTGTAACGGATTATACGGACGATGATATTCCGGATACTATCACTTACACTTACGCTATTCAGGGTGCTGATGGTCAAAACGGTCAGCCTGGACAGAATGGTGTAAGCGTTGAAGTCAGCTCCATCGAGTATGCATCGTGGCCAACTGAGCAGACGCCACCGGACAGTGCTAGCTGGTCTACAACAATCCCTACGGTATTGCCTGGTGATTTCTTATGGACGAGAACGACATTCTCTGACGGCAAGAAAGCTTATGGTAAGGCTAGACAAGGTAAGGATGGCGAATCTCCTGAGATTGAGGTCACTAAGAATGACGATACTGTCACAATCAAGGTGACTAACGCCGATGGCTCAACATATTCTAAAACTGTTAAAGACGGAACCAACGGTA